GAGAGATGTAACGCGTTCCTCACGGGCCTGTCGGTCGAACTCTGCCTGTTGCGCCTTGCCCTGCTCGTTGCCCGCGCGCACTTGGGAAATAGCACTGGCAATGCCCAGCACGGGCGCAGCAATAGAAGTAATTGTGGAAACCGTGCCGACAAGCCCGGAACTTGCGCCAAGGCCGACAAGAAGTTGCGCCATTACCGCACCCTCACATAGATTGCGTAATCCGCCCCGTCAGGCCCCCATTTGCGGGCCAATGGCGTTTCGACTTCAAAGCCAAGACGGGTCATCCAAGCGTGCCCCCGTGCGTAATCCACGCGCACGCCCGCCTCGATCCTGTCGTATTCCGACACGTCAAGATTGACCTGCACGATATCCGTGATCGCGCGAGCATGTCGCCGCCAATCCCGTGACAACCATGCCCACGCCATGCCGCAGCCCGGCCAGCGCGGCAGGATACCGCCTAAAGCAATCACACGGTCATCACTCCAAACCGCATAGCCGCCGACGCTTTCCAAATCGACCGCTATTGCAGGCGTCAGGGTGTAGCCGGAATGAATTGTCTCCAATTCTCCCATCGCCAAGACGGCCTCAGCCGTAAGGGGCACAATCTTCATCGCGCCTCTTGCGTCACAACCTGCGGCACGATTGCCGCGATGAACACTGGAAACGGTTGTTCGGTTTCAAACCAAATCCGCCCGTCTGTTTCGTATCCGCCCGGCCAAGACAAAAGCGCATCACCGCTAAACAAAGGGGGCGCTTCTCCCATCGGCGTCACGGGCAATCGGTAATTCAAATCCGAAATGCTATCTAGATTGTTTTCGTCCGGCCCGGCTTTGCCGCCTAGCGTGTTAAACACCCGAAACGCGACATCGGTAATGCGTTTTGTTTTCGTTTGCGCCGTGCCGTCCGCAGCCCCCGCGTTGACCCGATTAGTAGCATACTGGCTCTTGTAGGCCAGCCCCGCCTGCACAACACTGGCATCATCGTCCAGAGCGAATTGACCGCCCGCAACTGTTACCGTCCCACCATTTGCGCCATCCACAAGAAGCGACAGCGTTTCGCCCTCAAGGTGGTCAAAGCCGTAGAAGGTTGACGCCGCCGCCCCGTCATAAGTCAGGCTGCAATCCACATAGACTGCACCCCCCTGATCGTCGCCATCTTCAAATTCGGGCCGGATGTATTCGACATAGCGCCGCGTGTCACCGTTCACCGTGCGGCGAACCGTTACCCACACGTCATCACGCCCGCAGCAAGGCGACGGGATAACCGCCACGTCCTCGACCTCCGCGCCAATCTTATGCCGTGCCCACGCCCGCGCCTGTTGATCCGGCTCAAAGGTAAACGAAACCAATTCGCCGTCCACACGGGTGGCCCAGACAACGCCCCATGGGCTTTCCTGACGCTGCAACCGCGTAATGCCCGCTTGCGCAACATGCCTCGCCCGCAACGTCATGTCCGTTGCCGCAAAACTTTCTGTTTCCCATGAATACTGCATTGCCCGGACGCGCCGCCCGGATGATTGCACGAAAAGCACGGTCGGACCAACACGCACCGGCAGGACTGCTTTGGCCCCGTAGGACGTTTGCCCCGAAGCTTGCACGTTGTTTGGGCCGACAGGCTCGTTTGTGGTCTGCGGGCCAACGGAAAACTCGCCGCCCTCTGTCAGGACTGACAGCTCCGTGCCCTCCTGAATTGCAACGATATCATTGGCGGGGCCGGGCAGTTCCAAGGTAATTGCGCTTTCGGGCAAGACCTCACCCGCGCTGTCAATTGCGAAGCTTTCGTAATCCCCCGCCGCCGACATATAGAGCCGCAGCCCGCCCCCAAAGGTCAGGCGCTCACGATAGAACGCCACCGAAGATGGGTAATTGTCTGCATACCATGCGCCCCTGCGCCACAAGAGCGACGCATTGCCCGAGCCGACAAGCGTTTGCGGAAACCGCGTCAAAACGTCAGCCGTTGCGGTTGTGCCACTTTGCGCCGTGATCCGAGCAATACCGTAACCCGCGCTGCGGTAAATCCAGTCAACGCCACCATCTGAAACCGTGCCGCTTGTGTGGTCGGGAATTGTTGTGCCGCTGGTGCCGTTGGCCGCGGCTTCGTATTCCTTGCCCTCTGACCTTACAAAATTGCCCGCAGTATATCCGGTCTCGGCTTCCCACGGGGAAGACGCGGTAATGACTTGCTGGTCAATGCGGATTAGCCGCCCGACATCCGCCGCCGTGAACACGCTGGCGCTGGCCGTGATCGTAATGCCCGTGCCGGTGGCGGCAGAAACATACATCGTCGTGTCGGTGCCGTTCACATCGGCAAACGGCCCGTCATCCGGGTCCAATTCCGAAAACGCCCATGACGTAGCGCCAGACCGGGCCAGCTTGCGCGGGGCCAAGGTGCGCGACCTGTCGGTGATGTAAAGAATGTCGCCAACCTGAGCGTAATCCAGGTTAAGCGTTCCATCACCCATCGACAGCGCCGAGGCGCTATAGGGCGAAACAATTTCATATGGCACATCAACCGTGCCGCCCGATGCGTAAGCCGTATAAGCCGACCCGTCCACATCGTCGCCGTGGATCGTTTGCAGTTCAAAGGTGTTTGTCGTTTGATTGGCCACCTTGAACCAGCGGCCATTGAGTTCGGTCATGCCGACAATGCCGGTGATGAAAACATCTTGCCCGTTGGAATAGCCGTGCGATGCCGCCGTGATAACGACAGGATCGGCAGCCGTTGCGCCCGTGACGGTCACAGGCGAACCGCTCAGAACCGGCGCGCGGTCAACGTAGAACCGGCAATACAGGTCGCCAAACTCGATCATTACCGCATCGTCGCGGGATTTGACAAACGGCACAAGCCGCGTCCGATCCGAAACATCCTTGACCTGCCGCACGAACCGCGTGCCCGCGCGGCGCACTGCTGGCCCCTCGACCGTGGGAATGAAGTTCAGGCACCGATACGCCGACGCGGCATAGCCCTCAACATCAACGCGCCCGTCAAGGAAATTGGACCACTCACCCCCATTAAGGGCGGTGATGATTGGTGTTGCCTTTGCCATTTACCGGACCCGGCTTAACATGAAGCGAGTCGGGCCTTTTACGCGCGGCGGCTCCCACAACGCATGGGTGCGGCGCGCATCTGATAACGCCTTGCGGTATTGCTCTGCCACTGCTTGCGCCTTTGACGTGCTTTGCGTTAGTTCCTCAGCGGCGTCCATCGCCAGACGACACGCAAGCACCTCAACAAACAACGGCCCAAACCTGCCGCTGTCCGTTACGCGGCTGACGTATTCGTATTTCAGAGGCGCTTCCAGGTCCGTATGGATTTGATCCTCAACAAACCGATAAGATGCCGTGGTGCGCGTGTAACCCGTAGCCTCATACATCACGCCAATGGCCCGGTAGTCGATTGTGTAACCGTCAATCATCAGCGGACGCAGATCGTCAGTCGGTCGCTCGAAAACCTTGGAGTATCCCCAGTCAGGGGTAATTGTGGTGGCCGCGAGATTGACGCGCCTGACCGCAAAACCCCATGCGCCCGCCGCAACTTCCGCATCCCGCAGGGCAGTGAAGCGGGCTTTCATCGCGCGCGCAGGCTTGTTGTCATCGTCCAGCGAAACGATACGGTTTTCGCCAAGCTTGGACAAAGCCCGGTTGCATATTTCAACGTCCGATGACATGCGCCCACCTCAATGCAGAAAAGACCCGCCCCCGAAGGGACGGGCCAAAGGTCAAAGACCGGTATCCTCTTGAACGGCTTGCTCGATAGCCTTCAGCGCCATGGCGATGAAATGCTTTTTCGTCACCGTTGCCGCCGTCAGGTTCGTATCGTCCACGGCCAGTTCAATGTCCGAGGAGGTCGTGGAGGTGTCAATGGTCACGTCAGGGGCGTCCTGGCCCCCGACGCTTACACCGTAATAGCGAACCGCCATCAGCGACCGCCGTCCACATACAGGACTTCAATGCCCAAGGTGCCAGCCCCACCCATGTCGGCGGTGATGGTGCCCGCCACGTCATACCAGATGCCGGGGTCTTCGGTCAGCGCAAGGGCTTCCCAAATGGGCTTGTCCAAGTCCTCGATGCCAAAAACGCCGCTTTCGTGCGCGACGTTAGAGCGCGCCAGCGCCGAGGTCACAGCCTGCGCCGATGCGAAGAAATCCGCATCGACAACCGCGCCACCGTCATCGGTGGTGCGATACAAGCCGATATCCATTGCGCCGGTCGAGGCGATGGCATCGCAATACAGGAACACGGCCCGGACGGTAGCGTTCGACCGGATCGACACAAACCGCAGGATGTCGGTTGCGTCTTCATCGGTCGAGACTTCCAGAAGGCCAACGCCGCTCGATTTGACCGGCGCGTTGTTCCAGCTTTCATTGAACACACGCGGCGTAGCCGTGCGGTTCGAGATCATGGTGGTGTTTACGTTCGCCATGATCTTACTCCTTGCATTCGATCTGGATCACACGGCCTTCTTCCGTGCGGGTGGCCGCAGCGGTCAGGGTCGTGTAAAGCTGATACGGAACGCCCTCGATGTCGGGACGTTCATCAACACGCGCCGTCACGTCCTGCCACATGCCGAGGTGCATACCCGAGGGCACCCACATCGGGCAGAGGCGGTAGGAAGCGTTCGATGGAACCAGCCGCGAAACCACGATCTTACAGCCCGCAAACTCAGTGATCCGACCGTCGCCAGCAAACACCGGGCCACCGTTCTTGGTGAAGTAGTCGGTGTTGATGACTTGGGTCTGACGCTTGAGGTTTTCGTGCTGTTTCGGCGTGATTGCCAACGTGGGCATTTCCATCTCGGTGTCCACGTCGTTGTCTTCCAGAAGGCGAATAGCCTCGAGGATTTTATCGACGTTCAGGCCGGTATCCGCAGCCGCACCAACCGCCGCATCGACGCGGTGATCAGTGGTGTTGAACACGGTATCGGTCCCGCCACGCTTGCCGGTTTTTGCAGTCGCAAAGAACGCATCAAAGATGATTTCGTCCATCTTGCGGCCAGAGGCTTTGACGGCTGCTTGGGTCAGCGGCCCCTGCGGGTCCACCATCAAGCGAAGCTTGTCAAAGCTGTCCACCATTTGCGGCAGCGAGTAGTCCACCGGATGAATCCAGCGACGGTCCACGGCTGCATCGACGCGGCCCATCGGTTGGAAACGGCTGGTAACTTCCTGCATTTCGACTGCGCCGTATTGATCGACAACGGCAGCGCCCTCGCCGGAATACGAGCCTTCGGTAACGTAGGGACGCATCTTGTTCCCTTGGATTTGCAGAAGATGCGCCACATTCGTGGTGTATTGTTCCACGAAATGAGAGGGGATATTGATCGACATTTGTCGTCACTCCGATTGCTGTTGAGACAATCGAGCAACGGCTTGTCCCTTGCGGGGGCCAACTCTAGGGATCGGTCCCTTGGCCTCTGTCTTTCCAGATGTCAGCGGGGGATGTTACTCCTTATCCGCGTCCTTAGGCGGGCGACCGCGCCGAGGGGCGACTTGCTTGTCCTCGGCACCGTTTACCCATTCTTCCAACGCCCTCGCATCAGCGATCAGGCGCGTCACTTCACGCACTGCGGTTCCGGCAATAGCCTCAATGCACCGGATGCGAACCTCTTTCGCGTTCATGCCTTACCTCCCGCCGCCGCTTTTTGCAGGGCTTCCATGCGGGCAATAGCAGGCGCGCGAACCTTCTGATTGGTCGAGAGATATTGTTTCATAAACGCTTCGTCGGCCATCAGTTCCTGGATTTTTGCCTTTGCCGCAGTAGCCGTCATTTCAAACCCGGCAGGCGGGTTGTCGCCTTGCGTCACCGGCGCTTCATTCAGACCTGCGCCGACCTTGGCGAGAAAATCGTAAAGCGCAGCCTTGTTGCCGGTTAAGATGCCTTCAAGCTGTTCCTCGCTCACACCAGCCTGAGCCATCGCCCGGGCGGCGGCGTTGAAGCCGTCAGCGTTCTTGTCCTTCCAGTCGTCAAACTCGGTCGCAATCTGCGCGTCCTGCGCTTCCTGCACCTGGGCCGCGAATTGCGCCGTGGCTTGCTGCATTCCGGCAAACTGCGCGTCGGTCAGGCCCAACTTATGCGCCTCGCTGGCAATGCCTTTGAACACGTCATCGTTAAACTCGTCGCCAAGCGCGCGGGTGTATTTGTCCGCAGCCTCGGGGCGGCCAAGGCGGTCAAACACCTCGCCCATCGCATCGGCGTCGTCCATCTTTTCGGGCAGCTTGATAAGCCGCTCAGCCGGAACACCGCGAAGCTTTTCGAGATTGCGATAGCTGTTGT